CGCGCCCAGTCGATCCAGAAGCGGAGACCGTAGTCGTCGATCTTCTCTTCGTTGCCGACAAGAGTACCGGCGCCGATCGCCGCCTGCTTCAGCCGCTCGACCAGCGGGACGTTGATCTGCTCGCCGCCATCCTTGAGCTGGTACATGGTGCGGATGATCGAGGTCGATCCCATGCCCATGTAGGCGGAGAACTGGTTGTTCTTGACGTACTCCCGCCACACCTGAGTGGTGAAGCGGATCGCCTTGTTGTTCGTCTGAACGGTGGAGAGAGCCATCGTTCTGTCCTTTCGCGAATGATCCCCCGTGCGGCCGCTCAGCGGCCGTGGTTCACGAGAAGAAGCTGTTGAGGAGGTCCCTCGGATTTTCCGGCGTGACGCGGTCGGAGTTGCCTCCGGTGCCGCCCCGGCTGTTCAGCGAGGGAGGGAGTTCGATCGTGGAACGGGTTTTGCCGCCGCTGCGCTGCTGCTCGGCGCCGCTGCGCTTCGTTTCGGCTGCGATGACTTCCTTGGCGAACTCTGGATCAGCGAGAAGCTCGTCGCGGATGCGCTGCCGGTAGGCCGCGGGATCGTTGCCGATCTCCTTGGCCGCTACCTGAGCCTTGCGCCACTTGACGAGCTCGGCATAGGGATGCCGGGCCGCCATGATCCGCTGATGGTCGAAGCGGGTTGCCTGCGGATTGGTCCGCATCGCCTCTTCCATCGCGGCGAAGGCGTCATCGACATCCTTGTCGCCGAACTTGTCGCGGGCCAGCATCTCGGACATGCCGAGGCGCTGTTCCTCGAGCCGCTGCTCGATCGGGGTGAGTGCGCGTTTCACACCAGCGTCACGGAAGCCGGCGGGATCGGCGTACGGATCGGGGTCCGCAGGCTCTTCCTGCTGCTGTTCCTGCCGCCGCTGTGGAGGGTTCCGCAAAGCGGCGAGCTGCCGCTCAACGTCCGCCAACCGGCGTTCCGCCTGCTCGGCGCGTTCCGTGGCCTGCCGGCGGGCTTCGCTCTCCTGCCGCAGGCGACCGGACGGAATGCCCGTCTTGCCCTTGGCCGTGAACTTGCCCGTCTGCGGGTCGCGGTCCTGTCCCTCGCCCTGCTCGTCAGCCTCTTCCTCGGTTTCGACTTCGCCCTCTTCGGGTTCCGCCGGTTCCTCGGTCGTGGCTGCTGCTGCCTGCTCGCCTTCGGGCTGATTGCCCTCCGGTTCCTCGTCAGCCGTTGCAAGGGCGAAGGCCTCTTCGCCGGTCAAACGCTCTTCATCGTCTCCGATCTTCATCGGTTCCGTTCCTCTCTGTTTCGTAGAGTGACGTGACGCCCTGTTTCGCCGGGCGGGATCGCGAGTGCCGCGTATCGTGCGGCTTACGAAGCTTGTGTCTGTGCTGGCGGGCGCATCGCCGCCTTGGCTGCGGCAAGGCGCGTCGCCTGATCGGTCTCTGCCTGCTTCACGCGCTCGGCGTGAGCCGCCAGCACCTGCGGATGGACGTAGATGCCATCCTGCGCGAGCGCTTGCGCCTGAGCGTCCGGAGGCATGTCCTTGTAGTTGACCGCGATCGACGGCGGCCTGTGCTGCTGTTGCGGAGCGGCAGGCGCCGGTTCGGGCTGCATGTCGGCATGCGCCGAGGCGATGTTCTTCACCGTCTTGGACTTCGTCTCCGCGATCTTTGCGGCACGATCGGCAAGCTCCAGCTCCTGCGCTTTCTGCGCCAGCGGGTTGGGCTGCGAAGCCTGCTGCAGCATCGTCAGGATGCGCTTCTTGGTGGCGCTATCCAGCGTGGCAAGCTCGATCAGAACTGCAGGCGGGACCGGCGCACCGGCCTTCGCCAGGCCGACCAGCGCCTCGAAGGTGTCCTCCATAAGGTTGACCGTGTCCGGGCCCTCATCGAGGATGATATCAACGTCCAGCGAGCCCAGCATGTTGACCATCGTCGACATGCCCGTATTTGGATCGATGCCCGCGCCGTTGATCTGAATGAACTGCGCTACGTCGTTCTGATCGGTGACCCTGATCCAGCGCTCGGCCTGCCAGACGCGCTGCACGTCGTTCCAGATCGCGCGATAGATGCGCAGCTTCCAGTTCCGCCATGCCGCCATAAACGGGCCGAGTTCGGCAAGCCCCGCCTGCTGCAGGAGCTGGATCGCGCGGCCCGAGCTGTTGTCCAGACCCTGCCCGAGGATTGCCGGGTTCGGGCCGAAATTCTCCAACGCCTTCTGCGACTGCTCGAGGAGCGCGATCTGCGCCTGCCACTCCTGCGCCTTGGCAACGTCGTCGAACTCGAATTCGCGGCCGATGTTGCGCTCGATGTAGCCGTCGGGCCGCACCGCTTCGGCGCGCGCCTTCTCAACGTCCTCGACCGCCCCCTTCTCCGCGATGATGCGGCGGGTGTGCATGAGGTGCAGCGCCTTGGAGCGCCGCGCGTTCACCTCGTCCTGTAGCGGCTTCAGGTTGCGGACGAAACCGTAGCGGTCGCCGTCGTGATCGACGTTCGCCGACATGGCGATGTAGCGCGACTCGCTGCGGCCCTTCTCATCCGCAAACGGCGAGCGGCCCGTTCCGAAAACCTGCCCGGCGCAATAGACGCACCAGAACCACTCCTTGCCGCGCTTGTACCAGTGCTCGACCATGAAGAGCGTCTTCTCGGTCGAATTCACCCAGCGCGAGGAACGGTCCTCCTGCTGCACGGACAGCGCCATGCCGGCGTCGCCGTTTCCGGAAACGAGCCGGTCAACCTCGTCCTCGAAGTCGGGCCAGTCCGCCTTGACCTCGTCGGCGTCCATCCACTTCGCGACGCCCATGTAGCGCGCATCGCTGAAGTCGGCCTTCACCGACCGCTGGTCGTAGAAGAACGTGTCCGGATCGACCAGCGAGCCGCCTACGTCGGGATCGCCCTGGTCACCCGCGATGAGATCGCGCTCGTAAACTGCGATACCGTTGATCGCCGCGCCGCGGCAACCCTCCGGCCGGATATCGTCCCAGTGAATGTCATCGAGCACGTAGCGGATGACGGCCGTGGACAGATCGGCGCCGGCTTCCTGCTTTGGTGTCCGCGGGTATGCCTTCGGGTCCTGCTTCAGGCGCTCGACGAAGCCGACGATGCCGTCGATCTTGCGCTGGATGCGATTGTCGAAGATGGCCGGCTGCCGGCGATCGGCGAGCGTCGCCAGTTCCGCCTTGGTGTACTGGTCGCCGTGGTAGTAGTGGCGCGCGATGCGCTGTTCCTTCAGCTCCGGTTCCTTGTCGGACGCGAACGAAAGGTACTGCTTGCGCAGCCGCTCGACCGAATAGCCCTCCTCCGCACCGGCGCCTTTCTTCGCGGTGCTGGTCTCGGCTTGGGCCATCGTCAGATCACCACGTTTGACTGTTCCCGGATGCGCACCGCGGCGTAGTCGTTGGACTTCGTGCGCGCCGGACGCGGTGCATCCTTGATCCAAGGCCTCGCCATGCACGCGTAGCGAAGCTCGTCCGCGGCGTGATCCTCGGAATCGGTATCGAGGTCTTCCGGGTTCAGATCGTCATGCTGCAGCACCGGCAGCGTGCGCAGGATGTCCTTGCAGGTCTCGAAAATGACCAGCATCGGATTGCCGTCGTCGTCGCCGCGGAGGCGCGAACGGATCTGGTCCAGCCCCTGAATGCGCGACTTGTCCGCTGGCCCCCAATGCACCCGCTGCTCGCCAAAGCGCTCGGCGATGGTCGGACCCTTGTAGCCGTAGGCCTGTCCCTCGCGCGCGAATATCTGCGTATCGGCGACGCGGAGCGTGATCTTCTCGGTCTTCTCGCGCGACAGGATGCCGGGCGCGATCTGCTCCACTTCCATGCGAAGGCCAACGTCGGGCTCGGCCGCGCCGTACCATTCACGGTAGCGCACCAGGCATCCGCGGGGCAGGATCAGGCCGTCGGTCTTCACCGGATCGGATAGCACCGCATGCCAGCCGACCGAGAAAGGTTTCGCGAAGCCCCAGTCGAACGAGCAGATGCGCGTCAGGTGCTCCGGCAGTTCGAACGGCTTCACGACATGCCGGCGGCGATCGAACGAGTCGAAGAAAGCGCCCTCGACCACGTCCCAATCGCCATAGCGCATCGCCTTGACCAGCGCATCGGAGCCGAGGCCGGAGAGGCGCTTCTCGTAGCCCGGATCGTCCACCGACATGCTCGGGTTATCTTCGAGCATCGCCGGAATGAACTGGCGGATCATGCCGCCTTCGCTGTCCGGAGTCTGCCACACCACCATCGGCGGCTGCGGCTCGATGAATGTCGCCTTGACCCACAGGTGCCCGACGTTGCCGGGGTTCGAGCTGCACAGGATGCGCGGGAAGTGCCCGGCGTACTGACCGGGCAGCGCCACGCCCACCATGCGGACGCGGTTGCGCAGGAAGCGGTACATCGCCTCCGTGAAGTGCGTCAGCTCGTCGATCAGCAGGACGTGGATTTCCGCGCCCTGGTATTTGTAGATGTCCTTCGCGTCTTTGCAGTGGCAGAGGTAAATCTTCGATCCGTTCCAGAACCGGATTTCGTCCTCTACGACCTTGACGAAGCCAGCCGCTTCCCACGCCGCTAGCATGGCGCGGAAGCCCTTCGGCCCCTCCATGTGGTTCTTGACCAGGTCGTCGCGCAGCCGGCGGAAGATGTAGACCTGAAGGCCGGGGATCGCGGCACACCATAACACCGCGGCGACGCGCATCAGATGCGACTTGCCGCCGCCCGCCGCCCCTCCGTACAGCACCTCCGTCGCGGAGGTGTTCAGCGCCTCACCCTGTTTCGGATGAAGATGAAGGTTTAGCGGGACCGATTGTGACATTGATCGCCGGCACCAGCGTCACCGGGTTGTCGGGATCGCCGGCATGGGTGATCTTGTCGCCGTACTTCTTCGGCGCGAGCTTGGACATCAGCCACTTGCGCGCATCGACGCGAAGCTTCGACCGGTTGATGTGCTCGTGGTTCGGGACGACTTCCTCGGCATCGCCTGCCGCATCCGAGCGCCCACCGCCTGTCGAAGCGCGCCGTTCCATCCAGTCGTTCGTGCCGTCGTCCGCGATCTCGAGGATTTCGTCGGCCATGTGATCGGCCTGCGCTTCCCTCGCGCGCGCGTATTGCTCCCGAAACTCGTCGTTGTCGGCGAGCCAGCGGAACACCGTCGACTGGGTCGGCATGCCATCATCGCGGCACATCTCACGTAAGGAGATGCCCTGAGCAAGTTTGGCGCAGATCGTGTCGGCTGTGGCTTGGGTGAACGAGGACGGCCGGCCTGTCTTCTTACGGGCCATGCCTGCTCCGGAAATGGAAACGCCCGCTCGGGGGGTTCCCGGCGGGCGCAAATCACTACGTTGACGTTTTATCGGGCACTTACCCGACAGGTGTCAAGCGCGGCCTGCCGCCCTCAACTTGAACTCCACGGCCAATGCACCGAGCAGTCCGGCGATCAGCCGACGCATCGAGGCCACGCCGCGCTCCGATCCGTCCCCGCTCCACAGCGCAATCTCCTGCACGAAGCAGCGCTCGACCAGCATCTGCCGCAGGATCGCCTCGCCATGCGTGCCTACGATGATACGGGCGCGCGCCAGTGCCTTTAGCGCCTCGTTCTGCCGATCGGTGAGCACGTCCGGGAATGCGCCGCCGCCGTCCACTGGTTCCCGGCTGGGATCCTGCGCCTTGACCCTGCCGATGCCTTCCGCGGCTTCGTAGAAGCCCTGCAGCTTGCGCCCGGCCTCGTATTCGTCGTCCGCGATGTGGCCGCGCGCGTGAAGGCGGCCGAGCGGATCGTCCCTGAGGGTG